ATTGTTCCCAATTGCGTTCCTGTAGGCGAAGAAACTAAATCAGGAGATTCTTCTCTTCATGACTGGTTTTCAAAAAGTAAATCAAGTGATGGAAAACCAGGATGGGTTCAATTAGGTGGCAAATACGCTGGTAAACCTTGCGCAAAACAACCAGGACAAACTACCAAACCAAAATGTGGTAGTTCAAAAATGGCATCAGAAATGTCACCAGAAGAAGAAGATAGTGCTGCAAGAAGAAAGAGAAAAGAAGATCCAAATTCAGAAAGAAGTGGAAAAGCAAAAAACGTTGCAACTGAAGAATTTGTAAACGAAGATGCATGTAAGGAAAAAGTAAAATCGAGATATAAAATTTGGCCAAGTGCATATGCGTCAGGAGCAGTTGTAAAATGTCGTAAAGTTGGTGCTGCAAACTGGGGAAATAAAACCAAAAATGAAAATGTATCTATTGAAGATGCTAATGGAAACTTATATGCTGAATTTGTAGATTTAATTAAACCAGAACCAATGGTATCTCCAAAGAGTTCTTTCATGTCAAACAATGATCTGGGAGAAGCAACACGTCTTCAATCAGAAACTGGAAATATTATTGCAGTTATTCTTTCTTGGAGAGGAAAAACTTATTCAGTAAGAATGTTTTTTCCACAAGCAGGAATGCCATCAAGAAAGGATATAACTGATGAGATTCAAAAAGTATATCCAGGTTCACAAGTTATTCAATATAATGTTTCAACACTCCAACCGGGAATGCCTTTGATTCAAGTTGTAAACTCTAAGTCAAAAAATTATCTCATGAATAATAAAACAATTGGCGAAGAAACTATTGAAGAAGAAGGTCCTGTATTATCGGTTGGAAGGGGTGAAAAACTTTCAGTAGAAAGAGGTGGTGGACTTACTCAAAAAGGTAGAGATAAATACAATCGTGCTACTGGTTCCAATCTTCAAGCACCTGTAACTGGTGATGTAAAACCGGGAAGTAAAGCAGCTCAGCGTCGTAAGAATTTTTGCTCTCGCAGTAGAAGTTGGGACGGAGAAAGAGGATTGGCAGCAAGAAAACGTTGGAAGTGTTGATTCAATAAATATTTTTAAATTGGGATTAAAATGTGAGTGCTATTATAAAAGTTCCAAATAAAAAATTAAATCCAACTTCTGTCAGGTTAATAGCACAGAAACATTGGGGATTAACCAAAGAGCAGATGAAATGTATGGATGTTCACCATTTTCCACCTAGATGTGAAGGTGGAAGAGATATACCAGAACATCTTTATGTCTGTAGTAAAGAAATGCATAGATATGGATGGCATAATAATGCTTGGTTTATGGAAAATTTAAATAAAGCTACCACGAAAAATATTGGAAAAAAACATAGTGAAGAAACATGCAAAAAAAGAAGTGAAGCATTAAAAGGTCGTTCTTTTGGACACAAATATGAAAGTGGCGAAAAACATCCAAATAGTAAAAAAATTTGTATTAATGGAAAAATTTATGTTTCTCAACAAGAAGCTGCAAATGATTTGGAAATTACAATTCAAGCAGTTTCTTATAGAATGAGAATATGGGGAAAAGAAAGAGGATATTGTTATGTCTGATATTGCAATGAGTCAAATAATTGAAGATATTCAATTAAAAAATACCGATGCTTATTTATCAAATCCCAATCTAAAAAAAGCAAATACTCCAATTGAATTTACTCAAGAACAAATTCTTGAGTTTATGAGATGTAAGGAAGATCCTGTTTATTTTGCTAAAAACTATATTCAAATCGTTACTCTTGACTATGGATTACAACCATTCAAGATGTATCCTTTTCAAGAGAAGTTGATTCAAAACTTCCATGATCATAGATTTAATATTTGTAAGATGCCTCGTCAGACAGGTAAATCTACTACTTGCGTATCTTATCTTCTTCATTATGCAGTTTTTAATGATAACGTAAATATTGCAATTCTTGCAAACAAAGCATCTACTGCAAGAGATTTGCTTTCAAGATTACAATTGGCATATGAGAACCTTCCCAAGTGGATGCAACAGGGTATTCTATCTTGGAATAAAGGTTCGTTGGAATTGGAGAATGGATCAAAGATTCTTGCAGCATCTACCTCTGCATCTGCAGTTCGTGGTGGTTCTTATAACGTCATCTTCTTGGACGAATTTGCGTTCATTCCAAATCATATTGCAGACCAATTCTTTGCATCTGTTTATCCAACTATTTCTTCTGGTAAAAGCACAAAGGTTATCATAGTCTCAACACCTCACGGTATGAATCACTTCTACCGTATGTGGCACGATGCGGAAAGAAGTAAAAATGAATATATTCCAACAGATGTTCATTGGAGTGAAGTTCCAGGTAGAGACGAGCAATGGAAAAAGCAAACTATTGCAAACACAAGTGAACAGCAATTCAAAGTTGAGTTTGAGTGCGAATTTCTTGGATCCGTTGACACACTGATCGCTCCATCCAAACTCAGATCCCTCGTATATGACCACCCTAAGACCCGTAACGCGGGTTTAGACGTATATGTTGAGAGTATAGACCAACACGACTATATAATGACTGTGGACGTTGCAAGAGGTGTAGGGAACGACTACTCTGCGTTTGTAGTTGTAGACATAACTCAGTTTCCTCATAAAGTAGTTGCAAAGTATAGAGACAATGAAATTAAACCAATGCTTTTTCCAAGCATTATTTACGAGGTAGCAAAAAATTATAACAATGCTTATATTTTATGTGAGGTAAATGATGTCGGTGATCAAGTAGCAAGTATTCTTCAGTATGATTTGGAATACAATAATCTTCTTATGTGTTCTATGAGAGGTAGAGCAGGGCAAATTGTTGGTCAAGGATTTTCTGGAAAGAAAACCCAATTAGGAGTTAAGATGTCCAGAACTGTAAAAAAAATTGGATGTCTCAATCTCAAAACAATGATTGAAGAAGATAAGTTAACTTTCAATGATTATGATATCATGAGTGAACTTACAACATTCATTCAAAAGCATAATTCATTTGAGGCAGAAGAAGGATGTAATGATGACCTTGCTATGTGTTTAGTAATCTATGCATGGATAGTAGCACAGGATTATTTTAAAGAATTAACTGACCAAGATGTTAGAAAAAGATTATATGAAGAACAAAAAAATCAAATAGAACAGGATATGGCACCATTTGGATTTGTATCTGATGGTTTTGAAAGTGATAGTTTTGTTGATTCTAAGGGTGATAGGTGGTTTACTGATGAATATGGAGACATGTCTCATATGTGGGACTATATGACATAATGGAATTAGATAAACAAATAAAACTTGGACATTTATTACTTACCGATAGGAAATGTAGAGTTTGCAGTGAAACAAAAGATTTAATGGATGGTTTCTATAGAACTCGTAAAGATAGAGGATCTGTGGCATCTTCATATTCTTATGAATGTAAAGATTGTACAGTAAGAAGAATAATTAATTCAAGAAAAAATAAACAAATTTCTGTTGATTGGCAATATCCAGATTGGTAATTTGTTCACTGCACATTTCCCCTCTGTAAAGTAAATTTTTAATAAATAATTTTTAGATAAACTGAGACTTTACGGAGAAAAACATGGCGACTCCTCAATTATCTCCAGGCGTACTCGTCAGAGAGGTTGATTTAACAGTAGGAAGAGCTGATAATGTTTTAGATAACATTGGAGCAATTGCTGGACCCTTTCCAATTGGACCAGTTAATTATCCAATTGACATTGCAACAGAACAAGATCTTATCAATGTTTTTGGTAAGCCACAAAGCACAGATTCGCAATATGAATATTGGATGAGTGCTTCATCCTATCTTTCATATGGTGGTGTTCTTAAAGTTGTTAGAACAAGCGGTACAACTTTAAATAATGCGAATGCTGGTGTAGGCACCACTTCAACGTCATCGCTTGATATTGACAACTACGACGATTATCAGAATAATCATTCTGATGGAAATAACTTTACATTTGCTGCTAAAAATCCAGGTTCTTGGGCAAATGGTCTTAAAGTTTGTGTGATTGATAATTTAGCAGACCAAACAATCGGTATTAATACAACTAATTTAAGTTCTTTAGGAGCTACAATTGGATTTGGAGTTACTGCACCACTTGCCAGCGTTACTATTCCCGGTTCTGGTACGTTTACTGGATATCTGAAAGGAATTATTACTGGTATTACTACCGATGTCACAAACGGAAACAGTACGATTGATGTCCGTGTTGTTTCAAGAGTTTCTTCAGGAACGACTCAATATAATACAACATTAAATACAACTGCATCTTTAACAGCAGGTGTAGGTACATCTATTGTTTATGTGAATAGTGTTTTGGGACTTAATGTTTTAGACACTTTAACTGCTCCTGGTCTTAATAACTTAACTATTTCTTCAATAGGATCTACTTTTGTATCTCTTGCAAGTACTATTAGTTCATCTATTAGTAGTGGAATTGCAGTAACCTTTAGTAGATTGGTTACAATTGGCGCAACAGAGACTGCAAGTGACTATGCTGAATCAGCAAGTTG